GACCATCACGCTTGACTACTTTCCGGGTCGCATCACTGAAAAGACCTTTGCCCAGATGGAGGTCTTGCAACGAACCGATGAGGCAAACACGATGGATGCCTTTTCTGAGTTCAATATCATGCTCGCTAATCTCATCAAATCGTGGGATATCTTCGAGGATGACGCCCAGACCGTGATGTTCCCTATTGACCCTGCTCGCTTCCCTGAATTGCCCTTTGCCGTTCGGTCCAAAGCAATGCAATCCATCATGGTCGATATCCGCCCGGAATAGATAGCGTCTCGGGTGCAGACCCGGAATTAGTAGCCTTGAGGCGCTATCTCGTTTTAGGCGAAGAGACTGAACTAGCCCGTTGTCCTGATTGGTATCCATTTATCAAGGCCGCGCAATATCTCAACTGCAAGCCGTGGGAACTCATGGAAGCGCCTGGTGCTACCTATTGGAAAGAAAAGGCGCTCAAGGCAAGGACAGCAGAGATACAAGCTCAGGACTTCCGAGACAAAAGAGCATAGGAGAGGAGGATAGTAGATGACGACGGTAGCACAACTGACCGCGCAAATCGGCGTTGAAGGTGCTGACACCGCGCAAAGCAAGATAGCAAGCGTTGGGCAGGTCACCGACTCGCTTGATCGTAAATTCTCCTCTTTCGTGCCGCTCAACGGCGGCAACCTGATCACCAATCAAGATATAGCGATATCCAAGCTCAATCTTATTGATGCTCAGGTCGAAAAAGCGCGCGCAAAATTAGAGACCTTGCAGAATGCAGCCGACGCGGGACAATCCGTGACAGGCATTGCAGAAGCGCAAGCCAAGCTAGAACTTCTCGAAGGCAAAGCACAGACGGCACGCTTCAAGCTGCAGGAATTGGGCACACAAAGTGAAGAGACCGGCGCTGAACTCCAATCCTTTGCGGGTGCAAGTCAAGAGGCGGGCGCGGCGGTGGAAGAGACCGGAGCAAAGTCTGAAGGAGCGAAATTCAACCTGCTCGACTTCGGTTCTAAAATCGGCATGGTTATCTTCGGTCTACAAGGCATGGTCAGTATGGCGATGCAGGCCGGGCAAGCGTTGTTAGGTCCAGCTATCTCTGCTGAGACAGTCACCAGCTCACTCACTACCATGCTAGGCTCTACCAAAGCCGCGAATAAAGAGATGCAACAGTTAGATACCTTTGCCGCAAAGACGCCATTCAAGACGCTTGATATAGATCAGGCGGCAGAGCAAATGCTTGGCTTCGGAGAAAAAGCAAGCAATGTTATTCCGGAAATAACCGCTATTGGTGATGCTTTAGGCTCAGTTGGCAGGGATACCCCGGCTCAACTTAATAGCGTCGTAGATATCTTTGGCAAGATACGCACCGAAGGCCACATATCCGCCATGACCATGAATGAGCTAGCGGTACACGGTATCAACGCATGGAAGGCGCTTGCAGACGGTGCGGGCAAGACGATACCGCAAGTCAAGAACATGGTTTCTAAGGGGCTACTACCAGCTAAAGATGCTATTTCTGACCTCACCAAAGGCATTGAGAAAAATCCACTCTATAAAGGTGGAATGGCACGGGCCGCGGGTACCTTTACCGGGCTTATCTCTACCCTGCTCTCCAATTTCGATCAGTTACTTGCATCCTTTGCCAGTCCGATCATCAAAGGATTAGAGGGCAATCTGAATAATCTGGGTGCTGCTCTCGCCTCACCTGCATTCAAGGAATTTTCTTCTAAAATTGGGGGCGGGATAGTCAAGACATTTCAAGCAATTGGAAGCGTTTTCAAAGGCTTCTCAATAGGTGATCTGGCAAAGGACTTTCAGAAAGCTATACCAGTTGCTGGTATGCTCCTCCCTGCTTTCGGCATCCTCTCTAGCACCATACAGGTGCTTTCTTCGCATTCAAAAGAGCTTGGTACATGGTTCAAGACGAGTGTGATACCAGCCTTTAAGGATGCTCAGCCCAGCTTTCAGGCGCTCGGAGATGTCATTACCAACAAGGTAGCACCGGCAATCCACAATCTCACTGTGGCCTTTATCTCGAATGTGCTACCTGTCCTCATGCAAATTATTCCGCCGGTTATCCGATTTGCCGGGGTGCTAGCAGGGGCGCTTGCAGAGGGGATTAAGACCGTATGGCCTTATATCGTACAGATCTCCAAAGCATTAGGACAGTTTGCCAGTGAAGTCGCATCACGAGTACAGCCAATTGTACAGAAGTTTTTTCAATATCTTCCCCCTGTCCTACGTATCCTGCAAGGCATCTGGAGCGCGGTATGGCCGTCAATGGCAATGGTGTTGCAAGGTGTATGGCAGATGATTGTCGGCTTTGTCAAGGTAGCATGGGCTATTGTCACCGGCATTATCAAGGTAGGACTTGACCTTCTTACAGGCAATTGGTCACAAGCCTGGACCGACATCCTCGATATGTTCAAGGGCATATGGGAGGGTGCAACTACCTTTTTGACTGGGAGTCTTAATCTGATAAGTGGACTCATCGGCGGATGGGTACATGGTGTGATTGCCTTCTTCCAGGGGCTTGCTAATACGCTGGTAGGACACTCGATTATACCGGACATGATCAACGCTATTATCTCCTGGTTTCAGCAGCTACCGGGTCGGGTGATGAGCGCGGTAACGAGTCTGGGCGGCGAGATTGGCGGCTTCTTTACGGGGCTCGCGAGTCAAGCAATATCGTGGGGCTCCAATATCATTTCTGGCGTCATCTCAGGACTTCAAAACATGGCGGGCAATCTCATGAGTGCGGTTGCTGGACTCGCTCAAGGGATAGCAGACCACTTTCCACACAGTCCCGCGAAGACCGGGCCGCTTCGGAATATACCGCTCTGGGGTCCGAAGCTCGTCGAGATGTTTAGCAATGATCTCAAATCGCATTCAGCGAAAGCACGAGCCGCTGCTGAGCACATGGCAAAAGAATTACGAGATGCCATCACCTTTCAGTATCCCGAAGCCATCATGAAAGCCAAAGAACAAGGCAACACGCGGCTCGCGAAGCAACTACAGGCGCAACTCAGTGAGATGCGTGCACAGATGAGCATGTACAAGGCTCTCATCGCGCAACAAGGTGATAGTTATTCTGCAAAAAGCAATGATCCGATCATCTGGGGTACCGGCGGCAAGCAACCGAAGCATCACACCGGCGGCGGCGTTGGGACTGGCGCCAATAGCATCCTCTCAGCAATTCTCAAGGAGGTGACGATCATCGCCAATGCGGTTGCGCCGGGCGGTGGAAGCGGAGGCAGTGGCAGTTTTGCCGGGGGCGGGAGTAGTGCAGGGGGCTATACATTCACCTCATCTATGCCGAATGCGCCACACCTACATGTGCATCCGCCTGCTATCACGATAGACGGACATCTCTTGACCAAGCATACAATGCCCCATCATGTGCGACACATCCGAGAACACACCGGACACCACCACTAAGAAAAGGATAGGAACATATGTCGTATAACAAGGTTCCAAAAGACGGCGCAGGGATACCAATCGCATCGGTGTATGTGCCCGGCAACGATTTTGCCAGCTTGCAAGGCTCAACCACGAGCACACTGGACCTTAATAACAATCTCTCGACACCAGCCAACTTCAATCTTTCTCAGATTGGCAGCATTTTGACGCAAATGGCCGGTGGTGACGGTGTTGCGGCCAATGCGGTCTTGCAGATCGCGAATGGCCTCTACAATGGCACGACACTCGATCAGGAAAGAGGCAATCAGGACAATATCACGGTCTTGCAGGTTAGTGGCGGCACGACCACGCAAACCAGCAATGATATGACCAATTACAATGCCATCGGCGCAATCCTGGTGCTGGATGTGACCTCATCCGCTCCGGGGTCGATCACACTCACCCTCAACGGCAAAGACCCAGTTTCAGGCAAATACTTTTCTGTCTTGACAGGCGCGGCTGTGACGACGGTCAGCACCCACGTTTATCGCATTTATCCCGGTCTCACGGCGGTCGGTAATGCAACGGTCAGTGACATCCTCCCCCGCACCTGGCAAGCAATTGTAACCGCCAATACGGCGGGGGCTATGACCTACACATTAGGTTGCATCTACATCTTATAGCTATAGAAGGACATTCAGCATGGCATGGGCACTCGGAGCGCTTGGAGCAACGATACTCTACAATGATACGGATAGCTATATGGTGCTTATCAATGGCTCTCCGGTCTTTGTGATTGCCGGCACGCTCACCGTTGACGGCACGATTGGCAAGCGGTCAACGGCAAGCTTTGATGTGCGCACCGATACCTCCACACATTTCTACCAATATCAGCAAGTCAGTATTTACGATAAAAACACGACACTCGTCTTCAGTGGCTATATCAGCAATCCAAAAGAAACAAAGCCCGGCTATCAACCATTTCTCTACCATACCATCACCTGCATTGATCAGCACTTTTTGGCAGATAAGCGAATAGTGACAGCAAGCTACACCAATAAGACCTGTGGCTTTATTGCTCAGGAGATGGTACGTCTCATTCTCTCCCAAGAAGGTGTGTCGATAGGCCAGATCTACGACGGACTGACCCCGAGTCCCTATCTTTACCCATCACCAACGCTCTACCCCGGCGGGAATGTCGGCGTTATCCCACAGGCCGACTTTGCCTATGCACGGGTGAGTGATGTGATGGACGAATTGGTCAAGCAAGCGTCGGCATCCGGAGTGCCCTATTATTGGCAGATCGATCAATACAAGCGGATCTACTTCGTGCCTTACACGAGCATTGTCAATTCGACGCTCATTGACGGCTCTCAGATAGATCAGATCCACAATCCTCCCAGCGTGCAGCGGCAAAACCCAACCTATCGCAATAGCCAGATTATTCTCGGTGGCGTCGCGCAAACTATCACACAGGTAGAAAGTCGTACTGGAGATGAAAAAACCGTGGCATGGGCGGTTGGCTATGACATTTACACCATCGATGCAAGCACAGGGGTCATTGTGACGACATCCGGGGTAGACCATCCGAAGAATGTAGGTATTCGGGGCGTAGACACCGGCAAGGACTTCTACTATTCGCAAGGGGACAATATCATCACACAAGATAGCGGAGGAACAAAGCTCACGAGTTCGGACACGCTCACGGTTACGTACATCGGGCAATATCCTTCAACCATGCTGACTGCTAATCAGGCACAAATCGACTTTCAGAAGGATATCGACGGCACATCAGGTATTTTTGAAGACGTTCATGAAGATCAAACGCTCACCTCAGCAGCAAACGGCTTTAGCGAAGCGTCGGCACTCCTCACACGCTATGGTCAGCAAGGGGTTGAACTGCAGTTCACCACGCTTCAAGCGGGCTTCGCGCAAGGTCAGCTTGTGACGGTCTACCTGCCTGACTTCGCGCTCTACAATGATCAGATGCTCATCACGGATGTTTCGGCGGCGGACTCAGATGGATACAACATTTGGTATACCGTGACCTGCATGGAAGGCGCTTACGACGTAGCTTGGCAAGATTTTTACAGCAATTTACTCAAGCAGCCGCAAAAGGCTGGTAATATCAACGTTGGGATAAGCCAAGCAACCTCGACACTCGACACCTTTGACTTTGCCTATACACCATCTTTTGTGTTGACAGCGACGGTATATGCGTGTCCTCTGCCCGGACCTACGCTGTATCCATCACCGGGATTACTGCCATGTTAAGGAGGTTTCATGTCAATCACGCTCACCAGAACCGACGTCTCAAGAGATCTCATGCGCGACGCGTGGCGCGGCGTCAATACGCCACATATCCGCTATGTGGCAGTGGGTGATGATGCCACACCTACGTCAAGCGGAGACACAAAGCTCTATAGTGAGCGAGCGAGAAAAGCGGTGACAGCCTACACCGTTGGTGGTACAGGCGAACTGCTCATCAACTTCTACCTCTCGCAGACGGATGCAGTAGGAGTCAATATTGCAGAAATTGGCCTCTTTGCCGGGGTGGATGCCACAGACAAAGCGAATACCGGCGTAATGGTTGGTCGTGCCTTGTATAGCCATCCGGGCAAGACCAACACCGAAAGTATCACGCTTCAAATAGATGGACTCATTCCATAGGAGGATTTAATGACGTATATAGCGGGAGGCGTATGGACCTCGGGCGGGAGTCCAGGGATCGACGCGCCCTTTCTCAATCAATTGGATACAGCACTCGTGGCGCTGGCCGGGGCGTGTCCACTTTCCAGTATCAATGGATCCACGAGCGGAACTGCCACCATGTACCAGCCTCAAAGCGGCACGATCAAGATGGTGGTCTTCGTACTCAACAATTTCAAGAATGGCGGCGGATCTACGCAAAACATGACCTTGCCCGTTGCTTTCACGACCGTGGCCTACCTATGGACCGGTGATGTGAACACATTCAATCTCGCACATTCAGGCAGCAATATCACGGCAAATGTGGTTACGACGCTCGCCAGTGGCGGTGGCACATTCACGAATATCTCGGATATTGGATCAGCCACGATCGGACAATGTGGGACCTTCGATACGATCAAATTCAAAGGCGGAGCGGCCTCTGTGCATACTGGCATCATCATTTTCTTGGGCATTTAGGAGTAATTATGACAAATCTCACAGGGCAATGGGAAGAGAATATCAAGGCAATGGCCGATGTGCTCATGGGGACCAGCGGTGCAACCACAAGCGACAACATCACGCAAGTAGGCGGCTCTGCTATCGCTCTAGGACAAGCAGCAGCGGCGGCAAGTGTGCCGGTGGTGGTAGCATCCGATCAGAGCAATCTACCGACCAACCTCAAGCAGGTCGGTGGCTCTACGATAGCAATAGGACAGGCGGCAATGGCGGCGTCTTTGCCTGTTGTCATAGCCAGCAATCAAACCAACTTACCTGCCAATATTGGG